TATACTGGCAATACACCAATGTGGTGGGTTACAGGCTAGACTTCAATGCAACTTTAGTTTATAATAACTAGATGCAAAAACAAATTATAGGCATCGTAGGACTTATCGGTTCAGGTAAAGACACGATTGCAGACTACTTGGTAAATTTTCATGGTTACAGACGTGACAGTTTTGCTAACACACTTAAAGATGCTGTTAGCACAATATTTGATTGGGATAGAGATCTTGTGGAAGGACGCACAACAACTGCTCGCCGATGGCGTGAGCAAGTTGACGAATGGTGGTCGCAACGATTAAACATACCTAACCTTACCCCTCGTTATATATTACAGCAATGGGGTACAGAAGTTGTTCGTAAAAGTTTCCATGATGACACTTGGATTGCTAGTTTAGAGAATAAACTACGTAAAAGCGAAGACAGCTCTGTTATAACTGACTGTAGATTCCCTAACGAAATAAAAATGATTAAAGAACAAGGCGGTAAGGTCTTACGAGTTTGTCGAGGAGAAGATCCTGAATGGTACGAAACAGCCGTTGAAGCAAATAGAGGAGATAAAGAAGCACTGGACTTAATGAAAAAATATTACAAAGTTCATATCAGCGAATGGGCTTGGGCCGGAGCAAACTTTGACTTTACAGTACACAATAACGGTAGTATAGATGAACTATATGAAGTTGTTAGAAATCTGGTAGTACCCCACTAGGACGCCATCCTAGTTTCATATCACTTACTTCAACACCACAATTTAGGCATACACTAGCAAGATTACTTTTGTTATTGTTACCTAAATCTCCATCAATATGCCAGACCATGATTTGTGCTTTGGTTTTAGATTTAAATCCACACTTCTCACACTGGCTCTTTTTCTTGTAACCTGCTTTATGCCAAGCGGGAATTTTTGCTGGCTCTTTTTTGTTGCGTCTAATACAGGTGTCACACCGTGTACGATAATAGATTTTATCATTCTTTTTATAGTTTACAGCCACTTGATTTTTATTGCAAGCGGGACAGATTCTACGTTGCATATACTTATTTAATGGATACCTTTAAAAGGGCATTTAATAGTGCCCATTTTAAGTATATTCAATAAATACTACTAATTAACTTATTGAGGATTACTACGATGGCATTAATTTCACCTGGAGTAGAAGTAACAGTTACCGATGAAAGTAACTATGCGCCAAATGCGTTAGGTACTATACCCCTAATCGTAATAGCGACAGCACAGGACAAATTGAATCCCTCTGGAACAACTGCTACAGCAACTACAGCCGCAAACGCCGGCAAGCTAGTAGCCGCAACAAGCCAGAGAGAACTTACAAGCCTATTCGGTACTCCTACTTTCTATAAGACAAGTTCAGGTACACCAATTCATGGTTACGATATCAATGAATATGGACTAATGACAGCTTATAGTTTACTAGGTGTATCCAATAGAGTTTACATGATTAGAGCAAATGTTAACACAGCAGAATTAGTTGGTACTACAGTACGTCCTACTGGAAGTCCTGCTAATGCAACATACTGGTTAGATTTGACAGATAGTTTATGGGGCATTTTTGAATGGAACTCATCAACACAAACATTCACAAATAAAGTACCTAGAGTTATTACTAGCACATCTGACCTAACAGGCGGTGTACCAAAAGCAAGTCTTGGTAATATCGGCGATTATGCTGTAGTAACAACAAACACAAATAACCCAATTTATCTTAAGAAATATACAAACGCTTGGGTATTAGTTGGAAGTACAGGTTGGATGACCGCCAGCCCAACAGTTAGTGCTACAGCGTCTAACCCAACTTTAACATCTAGTGACGCTATTATTATTAATGGTACAACAGTTACATTAACTGGTACAACTGTTGATAGTTTAGTAAGTGATATCACTACTGCGGCAATTACAGGTATTAGTGCATATAACTCAAGTGGTATTTTACAAATTTTTGCAGACAATACAGCAACATCAGATGGTAGTACAGCAGACGGCGCTATTGCTATTAGCAACGGTACAGGCACACCATTAACTGATTTAGGTATTACAGCAGGAACATACTACAGACCAGCAGTTTCACATGGAGCGCACACAAGTGTTCCGACTTGGAAGACTAACGATGCGGCGCCTAGACCAACTGGTAGTGTTTGGTTTAAGACAACTACTGCTAACGTTGGTGCTAATTTTGATGTTAGTTTATACTCTAGCACAACTGATGCATTTACGGCAGTAAGCGCACCTGTATACGAGAATGACCAAACAGCTAACAAGAACTTAGATGCTACTGGTGGCGGTAAGAACATTGGTGCAGGAAGTGTTTACGTACAGTACGACGTATTAGAAGATGACTCAGCAACATATAAGTTGTATAAGCGTCAAGCAACTGGTAACACAACCGTTACAGGAAGTGTTGCAAACCCTGTGTTAACTGGTGGTAACACATTTACTATTCAACAAAGTGTTGCTAACAGTACAACATTAAGTACTGCACAAACAGTTACACTAAGTGGTACTGATGCAGCCGGCATGGTAGCTGATATCTTAGCTCTAGGCTTAAGCAACGTTACAGCAAGTGTTAACAGCTCAGGTAAGATTGTTATTGAGCATACTGCTGGTGGTGTCATTGTTCTTAAGAACACAAGTGGTACACCTTTAACAACAGCTGGTATTACATCAGCACTTGCTAACGTGAGAGCAGGCAACAGTTCAGACTTAATTTTAAGTAATTGGATCTCATTAACATACACAGCAAGTACATCACAACCGAGTGCAGATCCAGTAACTGGAACACTTTGGTACTACAATGCAGTAGACGATGTAGACGTTATGATACATGATGGTACTGACTGGAAAGGTTATCAGACACTAGCCGCTGACGCTAGGGGTTATGACTTAACAGCAACAGACCCAGAAGGTGTTCTAGTTAGTGCAAGCGAGCCAACTGCACAGTCAGATGGTACAGCACTTGTAAATGGTGATCTTTGGATTAACACAAGTGATTTAGAGAACTATCCAGCACTTTACAGATACGATGCTGGTGATGCAGACTGGACACTAATTGACAACAGCGATCAAACATCTGAAAACGGCATTTTGTTTGCAGATGCAAGATGGGACACAGACGGTACAACAAATCCAATTACTGGTGATTTGCCATTAATTACGGATTTGTTAACATCTAACTATACAGACTTAGATGTTCCAAGTGCCGCACTTTATCCAAGAGGTACGTTGTTGTTTAACACACGTAGAAGTGGCTACAATGTTAAAGAGTTTAAGAACGATTACTTTAACGCAGACGACTTCTCAGCTAGTTTACCAACAATTAAAGATGCTTGGGTATCAAAGGCAGGTAACAAGTCAGACGGTTCACCTTACATGGGCAGAAAAGCAGTTAGACAAACAGTTGTTGCCGCTATGAAGTCAGCATTAGATAGCAGTACAGAGGTCAGAGAAGAGCAACAAGTGTACAACTTGGTCGCCGCTCCAGGCTACGAAGAGCTTACAGCAAATATGGTAAGTCTAAACAACGATAGACGCAATACAGCATTCATTGTTGCAGATACACCAATGAGATTGGCTCCAACAGCTACAGAGATCAGTAATTATAACAATAACACTGGTACATGGGCAGGCGAAGGTGCAACAGTTAATAATGCTTACGTTGGTGTTTACTATCCAGCGGCACAGAGCACAGACTTAACTGGTAGCACTATTGTTGTCCCGCCAAGTCACATGGCATTACGTACAATGATTAGAAGTGACGATGTGAGCTTCCCGTGGTTTGCACCAGCAGGTACAAAGCGTGGTTTAGTTGATAACGCTACACAGTTAGGTTACGTTAATGCTTCAACTGGTGAATTTACACTTGCAGGATTAACCGAAGGCGTAAGAGATAGTTTATACGAGAATAAGATTAATCCAATTACATTCCTTCCAGGTATTGGTTTAACAGTGTATGGTCAAAAGACACGTGATCCAAATGCACCAAGTTCACTTGACAGAATTAATGTTGCAAGACTTGTTGTGTATATGAGAACTAACTTAGACACATTAGCAAAACCATTTGTGTTTGAGCCAAACGACAAGTTGACTAGAGACGAAATTAAGCAATTAGTTGAGCAGTTATGTAATGACCTAGTTGCAAAGCGAGCTTTAAATGACTATGTTGTTGTATGTGATGAAACAAACAACACACCAGTTAGGATTGATAGAAACGAACTATATGTAGACGTTGCTATTGAGCCAGTTAAGGCTGCTGAATTTATCTTTGTTCCGATTAGATTGAAGAACACAGGTGAGATTGCAGGAACTAGTGTATAATAAAGTACGCATATTATGAGAGCCACTAGGCTCTCATTTGTGCAAGTAGTATACTATAAATACTACTAACAAGGAGACAAGGAAATGGCAGTATCAAGTTTAAACAAATTTACGGTACCTTTAGCTAGTGACCAGTCGGCAAGCACACAAGGCTTGTTGATGCCGAAGTTAAAGTATCGCTTTAGAGTGAGCTTTGAAAACTTTGGTATTACAACTCCACGTAGTGAATTAACAAAACAAGTTGTAGATTTTATGCGTCCTACAGTTTCACAAGAACGTATGGAAATTCCAATTTACAACTCAAGAATTTACTTAGGTGGACGCCCTACATGGGAGACAACCACTGTTAACTTGCGTGATGATGCCCAAGGTAATGTTTCCAAACTAGTTGGCGAACAGATGCAAAAGCAATATGACTTTATGGAACAGTCTAGTGCGGCATCAGGTATCGACTACAAGTTTATTACAAGATGTGAAATATTAGACGGTGGTAACGGTGCATTTGCTCCAACAACATTAGAGACATGGGAACTATATGGTTGTTTCTTAACTAATGTTAGTTACGGTGACGTAGCATACGGTAGTGATGAACCAGTACAAATCGCAATGACAGTTAGTTTTGATAACGCAGTACAAACACCACTTGGAACTGGTATTGGTACTACAGTTGGCAGAACAATAGGACAAACAATTACAGGTTAATCGTAGTAATACAAGCAGTATAAATTAAGCAGGGTATATAAAAACCCTGCTTTTTTTATGAATAAATAATAGTATGGCAAACTTTTTATCAGGTGTGTTTCAGAAAGGCTTAGGTGCCGCTAGTTCTGTTATAAAAGCAGGCACTGGTTTAGACGTCACAGATAGTCTTGGCAAGCAATTTAAGAATTTAGCAAATTCTGCCACAACAGCAGACTATGTTAAAGACTTTAAACATGCACAACGCATGTTTGGAGATAATAACTTTGCTTTAGCACCAAAACACGGTGCATTATTTCATGTAAACATAGAGCTTAATCCTAATTTAGATTATCAGACCAATGAACAGAAAGTTGAACTTGGTATGTTGGCTAAAAATGTTTCTCTGCCAGGTTTTAGTTACAACACTGAACAGTTGCATGCTTATAATAGAAAAGTAAACATACAAACAAGAGTTAATTATAATCCTATTACCATAGAGTTTCATGACGATACTTCTAATATTGTAAAAAGATTCCATGAATTGTATATGCGACATTATTACAAAGACATGGAGCACAACAATCCAGACTATGATCCTACATACGCTGTCTACGGTAATAGAACTTCAGACCAATGGGGTTATACACAAAACAAAGAAGCAGAAGGTGAGTTTATTAGACGCATACATGTTTATAGTATGAGTCAAAAACAGTTTACTCATTATGTTATTGAAAACCCTATGATACAAAGTTTCAATCACGGCAAACATGATTACGGTGGGGAAAATTTCTTGTCAAATTCAATGACAGTCATGCCTGAGCAAATTAGATATATTGGAGAAGGTATAGT